AGAAGATTGCGTAAAATCAAAGACTTAGGAAGGGGTTGACAAGACCCCTTCCTTGTGCTATAATACATCATAATCGAAAATCGTGAAAGGAAAGTTTCGATATGGCTAAGGTGACTGAAAATCGTTCCGAGTTTATGGATAAAGTTCGCTTTGAATTGGGTGCCGTTCGGGAAATCACCCGTCAACAGGCGATTGATATTGCAGAAAAGTATAATCTTCCCCGTCCTCGTTGGGTTTGGAATGATCCTTCTCTCCGTGTTGGTCGTGGTGTTTATGCTTTGACCGAACATGGTGTAAATGCTGCTCCCGTTGCTAAAAAGATGGTTGCTCCTCATAAGACTGCTAAGATCCAGTCTGATATTCCTGTCGTTGAGTCCGTTGTTGCTATGGCTCCTTCTTCTATGATTGCTATGGCTGCGGCTTCCACTTCTGCTTCTGCCGAAGTTTCGCTAGTGCCTGAAAAGGCGAATGGCTATGTGCCGTTCGGTAACTTCTCTGATGTTCGGGCCATTATCAAGTCTAAGAAGTTTTATCCTGCCTATGTTACTGGTCTTTCTGGTAACGGTAAGACGATGATGGTCGAACAGGTTTGTGCCGCTGAAAAGCGTGAGTGCGTCCGTGTCAATATTACCATTGAAACTGACGAAGACGACCTTATCGGTGGTTTCCGCCTTGTTGATGGTGCTACTGTTTGGCAGGATGGTCCTGTTATTGTTGCCATGCAGCGTGGTGCTATTCTTCTTCTGGACGAAGTTGATCTTGGCTCCAATAAGCTAATGTGTCTCCAGCCTGTTCTCGAAGGCAAGTCTGTTTATCTCAAAAAGATTAACCGTCTTGTCCATCCTGAAAACGGTTTCAACGTTATTGCTACGGCGAATACCAAGGGTAAGGGTTCCGACGACGGTCGATTTATCGGCACCAACGTTATGAACGAAGCGTTCCTTGAGCGTTTCTCTATCACGATGGAACAGGAATATCCTTCGACTAAGATTGAAACTAAAATCCTCAACAATGTTCTTGGTTCCTCTGGTATCGAGAGTGCCGAGTTTGTTGACAAGTTGGTGACTTGGGCAGATGTTATCCGCAAGTCCTTCTATGAAGGTGCTTTGTCTGAAATCATCTCCACTCGCCGTCTGGTTCATATCTGCGAGGCATTTGCCATCTTCAATCAGAACCGTATGAAGGCTATCGAACTTTGTCTCAACCGCTTTGATGTGGATACTAAGAATGCGTTTATGGAACTCTATAAGAAAGTCGATGAAACCGTTGATCCGCAATCTGTTCCGCAACCGGAAGCAACCATTACTGGTGAGGAAGTTGCTTTCTGAATAGATGAATACGGTTTACAGATAGACAAAAACGGGGTCGCATGGTTGTGACCCCATAATGAATACCCGTGTATAATAAAATGATGTTGGTGGTTATACACGGGTCCTTTCCTTTCACGACCACCAGCATCAAAAACTTTGAATGGAGAAATATATAATGGCTACACCACGCAAGTCTCAGATTGAGAAGATTGAAAACATCCTTCTGCGCCACACGGCTTCACCGGGAGTAACGGCACAGGCTATTGCCAATATGGCTCGTGTTCCTTATGAAACTGTAGGCAAGCGTGTTTACGATCTTCGTGAGTATTATACAATCTATACCAACTACCGTAAGGTCAATGGAAAGCGCAAGGCTTTCTACCGTCTGGTAGATACTTACTAATACTATAAATTTCACTTGACAAAGAGGATGCCACATATATAATGGTGGTATCCTCTTTTGTATATGGAGAACAATATGGAAATCAAAATTTCAAGTGATGAATTGAGAAAGAAAAAGTTATTCGTTGCCACACCATGTTACGGCGGTCAGTGTTTCGGACTTTATGCTAAGGCTTGTTTAGACCTTCAAGCCACATGTATTCAGTATGGCATTGAGTGCCGCTTTTCTTTTATCTTTAATGAGTCGCTAATCACCCGTGCTAGAAACTATCTTGTGGACGAATTTCTAAGATCAGGCTGCACCCATCTACTATTCATCGACTCAGATATTCAGTATAATCCACAGGACATTCTTGCTCTATTGGCAATAGATCGTGACATTATCGGCGGTCCATATCCAAAGAAGTCGATCAACTGGTCAAACATTGTCAATGCCGTAAAGCGTAATGTTAATAACGAGAAGTTCAATCCAGGCGACCTAGATGGCGTTACTGGTGATTTCGTTTTCAATCCAGTACCAGGCACCAAGTCATTCAAAGTAACCGAACCAGTAGAGGTTATGGAGATTGGTACAGGGTATATGATGATCAAGCGTGAAGTGTTTGAAAAGTTTCAGGAAGAATATCCACACCTTCATTATAAACCAGACCACGTTGGTCAGGCTAACTTTGATGGTTCAAGATACATTCATGCTTTCTTTGATACTGTTATTGATCCAAAATCTCACCGTTATCTTTCGGAAGATTATATGTTCTGCCAGTATGCCCGTGAGATTGGGTTTCGTGTTTGGCTATGCCCATGGATGAAAACCACGCATGTAGGCACATACGGATTCCAAGGTGATCTACCAGCGGTCGCCGCATTGAGTGGTAATCTACGATGATTATAGGTCTTGTCGGATATATCGGATCCGGCAAGGGCACAGTTGGTGATATCCTTGTGAGACACCATGGATATCACCAGTTTGCTTTTGCTGATGCATTGAAGGATGCAGTCGCATCTATCTTTCTATGGCCTCGTGGTCTTCTAGAAGGAGACTCAAACGCATCAAGAGCATTTCGTGAAAGAGTTGATCCTTGGTGGTCACATAAGTTTGGATATGAGGTGACTCCTCGTCTCATTCTCCAGAAGATGGGTACCGAAGCATGTCGTCATGGTATTGCGGATAACATTTGGATTGCTGCATTAGAGAAACGCATTGCTGGATATCAAGACGTGGTTATCTCCGACGTTCGTTTTCCTAATGAAATTGATTTCGTTCGGAGTGCCGGCGGCGTTCTCGTTCGTGTCAAACGTGGAGAAGATCCTACGCCTGAACAACTTTCCACGATGCATATTTCAGAGACGGCATGGAACTCATATGAACCAGATCGGATTATCCATAATGATAAGAACATTGACGGACTCAAAATGTCCGTATCAGACCTCTTGACAAGTCTCGAAAAAGAATATAAAATGATGCATACACTCTAACAGGAGCATATTATGAAACTAAGTGAAAATACTCTTTCCGTCCTAAAGAACTTCGCATCTATCAATAGCGGAGTCGTTCTAAAGGCAGGAACAGTCCAGAAAACAATCTCACCTGAAAAGTCTATTCTTGTGGAAGCAACCCTTGAAGATAACATTCCACAGGAGTTTGGCATCTATGATCTAAATCAGTTCCTTGGTATCGTTACCACTCTAAAGAATCCTGATATCTCATTTGGTGATAATCTGGTTGTTCTAAATGATGGTGAACTATCAGTTTTCTATCGTGGTTGTTCTGCCAATCTTATTATCGCCCCGCCAGATAAGGAACTTGTTCTCAAGGATATCACCACCAAGTTCTCCCTACCAAGTGCTACTTCACAGAAACTTCTAAAGGTAGCAACCATGATCAATCTACCTAATCTTTCTGTTGTCGGTAAAGAAGGTGCTTTGCTTCTCAAGATCCATGAGAAGGCAAACGATACATCTAATGATGGTGTTCAGAAGATTGGTGACTATGCTGGTTCAGACTTCACAGCCACATTCAAGACTGAAAATCTAAAGTTGCTTCCTGATGATTACAATGTTGAGATTCAGGCAGGTGCTTTTGCTAAGTTTGTAAATGCTAATGGTAATCTAAAATACTTCATCGCATTGGAGACAAAGTAATGAAGTGTTTCTTTTTTGTTCCTATGGCTCTAGTGACGATTTTGATGGTCTATCTAATCATCATGGATACAAAGTGGAATAAGAAATGTCTTGATGCTGGTGGTGTTCCTGTCGCCAACAATTGTGTAAATCCTTCGGCAATCATTGAGGTGGAATAATGGGTATGATCGGTCATAATAGTGCAACTACTTCTGTTGAGGCTCTTTCTCCAGAAGATAAAAAGGTGCTTCGCAAGGCAATCATGGAGATGAATGACTCCATGACCCGTGTTGGTGCCGAGCGTGATCTTCAAAAGGAGATTATCAATGAAACATTTGATAAACTTGGCGTTGATAAGAAGATGATTCGGCGTCTCGCCAAGGTGTATTTCAAGGCAAACTTCAACGATGAAGTGGAAGAGAACAATCAGTTTGAATCCTTCTATGACGAAGTTTTGAGGAAGACAGCACCATGATGGCACTAATCTTTGAGATTATGGGAGCAATAGACTTTATCTTGGCAATGTATTTTTGGATTGTTGATCACAACGATATCAATCATTGGTTGCCTTTCCTTCTAATCTCTATTATAATGTATATGAATGCTATGCGATATGAGGACAATGGATGAGTGAAGAATTTCTGTGGGTTGAGAAGTATCGTCCTCACAAAGTTGAGGATTGCGTTCTTCCTGACCGCATCAAGAAGAC